CGACAGCGGCTGCAACTGGCCCTGACTGACCAATGGCAGACAACCGCGCAGCTTGCCGCCAAGACCGGCCTAAACGCGGAACAGGCCCGCCGCGCGCTTCTGTCCATCACAAACTGCGGCGATGCATCCCGCGATTACGTAGACCAAAAGCAGGGCGGCAAAAAGGCAATCTGGCGCAAGGCTGGTGCGGAAAAGCGCAGGGAGATGAAAACGGCGGTTGAACAGCTTCTAAGCATCCTGGACGGCGGCGAATGGTTGACGCTCCGCCAGATCGCGGACAAAATCGAGACGTGGAGCGACAAGCGCCTGCAATCGCAGCTATCCACGCAGGTTTCTATTGGTGTGCTTCAAAAGCGCCTTGAGGTGATCGGTGGACGAAAAAAGACGCAGTGGCGGCGCAAGGAGGGCGGGGAATGAGCGCCCGCGAGACCATCGACCGTATGCAGGCCACCATTGACGCACAGCGCGCCAAGATCGCCCGCATGGAAGCCGGACGCCACAAGCAGGACAAGCGCGAGAACACGGCGCTAGGCCGGATCGTGCAGCTTGAACAGGACGTGGCTGCTTTGCAGCGCGCGCTTGACCGCAAGACAGACGAGTGCCTACGCTGGCAACAGCAGGCCCGCCCGCTCCTGACGGAAGCCGAGGACGAAGCCGGTACGCGGGCGATGGTGGACCTTGAGCTAAGGGGGAGTGTGTGGTGAAGATAAATTGGCGAACCGTAGTCAAATATGCTGCGCTGTATATCGTCGGATTTGCGGTCATCTGGATATTTGGAGCGTAGGGTGGGCAACATGAACACGCAGGCAAGCTACACCATCGGGCAGGTGGTGCCGTATCACAAGCCGCGCGGTGTCGTATCAGACACGCCATGCGCGCCACGCTGGAACGCGCTACGGGTGCCGCCGGGGCAAGAGGCCGCAAAGACGGCCATGCTGCGCAACGCGGGTGTGTTTGCCATGTTCCCCAAGGAAGAACGAACGCGGTTCAAGAACGGCAAGAAGATCGTCACGGAACACGCCACAGTCACGCAGTTGATTTACGCCCGCTTCACACATGAGCCACAGTGGGACGTGATGAAGGATCGCCGCATCATCACAGGCGTGATCTGCCACAACGCCAGACCGGTCAACATCCACGCGGATATCATCCGCCAGGTGCAGGGACTGCCAACGGAGGCTGAACGCATAGCAGAGGCAAAGAGGCAAATGCAGGAAGCACTGTATCGCGTCGAACCGGGCGACAAGGCGGAAATCCTCGAAGGCCCGCTTGCCGGTCTGGTGGTCGAGATATCAGCCGTGCAGGGCCAGCGCATATGGTGGATGCCGGTAGGTGGCGGGATCAAGGGCGAGGCCAGCCATGGCAGTCTCAGGCGCGTTGAACCCTAGCACTTGCGCGGCATACAAAATCTGGTATCATGCGCCACAGGGTGAGGGACAGCCGACACAATAGCGGAGCGCCCCGTAATTCCTGATGTGACTTGGTTAAAAATACGCCGGGTCGTGACAGTAGAAGTATGCCTGGAGGTTTCATGAGAAATAGTCAGATCACGGCATCCCAGTGGATGATCGAGAACGGGCACTCATGGACCAAAAAGAAAAGGCCACCGCAGGGCAAGAAATCGAAGTACTGCTCTTCTGAGGAAAAGCGGAGTAGGTACGCCAAGAACGTCGGCGAAAAAGATAGCCGCACAATCCGAGAATTTGTCCACGACCACCGGAACAGCGCAACTGATGATTGCATTTTTGTGCCCGCATCTTTAGAAGGCAGGCCCGCTAGGCTAGATCACTGCAACCAAACGATAACGGCAGCGCGCTACATGGCATTGCTGACTATGGGCGCGCCGAAGTCAACAGGAATGGTTGTTAGGCACCTATGCGCCAACGGCCACTTGTCTTGCATAAACCCGCGACACCTTGCTTGGGGCGCGCCAGCCGACAACATCGCAGATGCAATCCGGCATCGGGCTTGTGGTGACAGCATCCAAGACAAAATTAACGCAATCACATAGCAAGGCAACTGCTTGCTTTTTGCGAATGCTATCCACACAACAGCACAGGAGCGCCAGAGGGCGTTAAGCGTCATGCCAGCAGGACGGCCAAGCAAATATGACCCGGCCTTCATTGATGAAGTTTTGCCATTCATGTCGCAAGGCTACAGCACAACCGCGCTTGCTGGTCATCTCGGCGTTTCGCGTTCAACGCTCTACGATTGGATAGACGCGCACCCGGAATTTCGGGACGCCGTAAAGACTGGGGCGGCCGCTTCCGCCATATGGTGGGAAGATTGCTTGCGCGACAATGCGCGAAAAGGCGAGGGCAATGCAACGTCCGCAATCTTTGGCCTAAAGAACCGTGCGTCTGATGATTGGCGTGATCGGAAGGATGTTGATTTGACATCCAGCGATGGCAGCATGACGCCAAAAGACAGCGGGGCCGCAATCCTTGAGGCGCTCAACCGGAAACATGCTGACACCTGATGAGATTGCCACCTTACGCACTGACCTTCTGGCATTCACATGCCATATGCACCAAGCGCGCAAAGGATCGGCTTTCAAGCGTAATCGCCACCAAGACGAGATCGCCACGGCGCTGGAGCGGGTGGTCATAGGCAAAACAAAGCGGCTGATTATCAACGTTCCGCCCCGATCCGGGAAAACGGAACTGGCGGTCAAGAACTTCATAGCATGGTGCATGGGCAACTTCCCGGATTGTGAGTTCATCCACGCCAGCTATTCAAAGCGTCTTGCGACCACAAACACATGGGAAACGCGGGCCATCATGCAGCATGAGGCTTTCGCGGAAATCTTTGGCCCGGTGCAGTTTCGCCAGGACAGCAACGCCAAGGATGAATTCAGGACCGCAACGGGCGGGATTGTTTACTCTACCGGGGCAGACGGGACGATAACCGGCTACGGGGCCGGGAAGATGCGGGACACGTTCGGCGGCTGCTTTCCATCATGGCAAGAGGTTGAAACAGATCACGGCCCTAGGGCAATCGCCGATTTAGTGTCATGTGGAGGTGACGTCAAAGTATGGACGTTCGAACAAGAAAAAAATCGCCGCGCCCTTCATAAGGTGACAAGGTTCTGGCGCAATCCATCGAACGACGTTATTCGCGTTGTTATGTCCGATGGCAGTCATTTTGACTGCACACCGGATCATGAGGTTCTCACTAGATCAGGGTGGGTTCCCGCCATACATCTTGCGAATGCGCTTAATTTGGTGAATGCTAAGGCCAGTGATGTCGGCAACTTTTGCGCGGCTCAAAGTCCTATCGTTGGCAATCTTGATGACGCTTTCAGGATGCTTTGGCTTCGCATCCCATTTAGCGTCCGGCAATCCCTCTGTGACACTTTTCCAAGTCTGGCGTGTTTTAATTTGACGGACCACACCAACACTGACCCCGTATGTGCGGGCGATAACGCTGGTTTTTTCGCGGCTATTGAATATCTCAATGGCCTCTTCTCTTGTGATCTTCGCGCCGGGTCTGCGCTCAAGAACTGGAAATGTTCCGTGCCTCAAAGCGTCCTGCATGTTGTCGGACTTTGTGCCATACGCGAGGTTTCCAAGCCTATTGTCGGAGGAAGTTCCGTTGAGGTGTCTGACCTCATGCCCATCGGGGCGTTCACCTATAAACTCTTGTGCCACAATATGCGCGATGTATTTGGTGGTAACATTGCCATTGATGGAAAGACTGACGCGCATGTAGCCTTTCCCGTCACAAGAGGGTTTAAGAAGTCTAACGGGGCGTGTCCTTCGGACCTTTCCAAGGTCAGAGACCTGGTAAAGCCCGCTTGTTCCAGTGATATCTTTCCAGTTGGCGTTTTCTATATCGGTCATGTTGATGAAACCTTTTGCCTGGAGGTTGGTGGCGTTCACAACTTTGAGTTATCACATACCGGGGCGATTGTGTCAAACTGCATCATAATTGACGATCCGCACAAGGCGGGTGAAGCGACAAGCGACACGATGCGCGAGAATGTGATTGACTGGTTTTCCACCACTATGGAAAGCCGGTTGAACACGCGAGACACGCCGATCATTGTCATTATGCAGCGGTTGCATGAGCGCGACCTAAGCGGATGGCTTCTGGACGGCGGCAACGGCGAGAAATGGGAGCACCTAAACATTCCGGCGGTTAACGCTGACGACCTGTCATTCTGGCCTGACCAATTCAGCCGGGATGATCTGCGCCGGATGGAAGCGGCCAACGCCTATGTATATGCTGGCCAATACATGCAACGCCCTGCCCCAATTGGTGGCGGGTTGTTTAAAGATGAATGGTGGCGCACCTATGTCGAGCCGCCGCGCATTGTCTGGCGCGCTATATACGTGGACACGGCGCAGAAAACCAAGGAAGCGAACGACTACACGGTTTTGCAGTGCTGGGGCCGGTCTGAGGACGGGCAGGCGGTTTTGCTTGACCAGCTTCGCGGCAAATGGGAAGCGCCTGACCTGCTAACGCAAGCGCGGGCCTTCTGGAACAAGCACAAGGCCGTAACCGGGCGCGGGACGCTGCGCAAGATGGAAGTGGAAGACAAGGTTAGCGGAACGGGGCTAATCCAGACGCTCAAGCGCGAGGGCATCCCGGTCATTGCTCTTCAACGCAACATTGACAAGGTGACGAGGGCAATGGACGCCGCGCCCATGATCGAAAGCGGCAACGTGCTTATCCCGCGTGACGCGCCGTGGCTGTCCTCGTATCTCGCAGAATTCACGCAGTTTCCGAACGCTGCACATGATGACCAAGTAGACCCGACGATTGACGCGATATGCGACATTCTCGGGCCAGCAGCCGCCCCGCGACTTCGGGCGCTGTAAGGGGCCGCTTATGAAGCTATTTGACGCATTCCGCCGCGCGGAAACAAAGGAAAGCGCTGTTGCGGCAACCATGGTCCTTTCACCGGGGCAAGCCGTATGGACGCCGCGCGATTACGCCAGTTTTGCCAAGGAGGCATATGTCCGCAATGTCGTCGCCTATCAGTGCATCAACAAGATTGGTGAGGCAGTCGGATCGGTAAAGTGGTCCGCATGGCGCGGGGAAACGGAAGTAACGGAAACGCCGTTGCTGGACCTGATCGCCCGCCCTAATCCAAAGCAGACAACCGCATCCTACCTTATGGAGCGGGTAGGCTATGAAATGATTTCCGGGAATGCGTATCAAGAGCGCGTGACGGTTGGTCAGGAGCCAAGGGAGCTATACAACCTGCGCCCGGATCGAATGAAAGTCATTCCCGACGCGAACGGCCATGTGAGGCAATATGAATACGCCGTTGGCGGTCGCAAGGTTCGGTTCGACGTTGACGAAGCTGGCGATGCCGACATTTGGCATTCCAAGCTATTCAACCCTGTCAATGACTGGTATGGGCTTTCGCCGGTTGAGGCCGGTGCATATGGCGTCGATCAGCACAATGAGGCGATGGCTTGGGTGCAGGCTCTCTTGCAGAACAGCGCGCGGCCAAGCGGGGCACTGAAATCAGAGGAAGAACTGTCCGACGACCAATTCGCCAGACTGAAAGCGCAGATCGAAGAACAATACGCGGGGGCCAAGAACGGCGGTCGCCCGATGTTGCTGGAAAGCGGGCTTGATTGGGTTGGCATGGGGTTTTCCCCGGCTGATATGGAAATCATCGAAACGAAGAACAGCGCCGCGCGGGATATCGCGTTGGCGTTTGGTGTTCCGCCGATGATGCTCGGAATTCCGGGCGATAACACCTACTCGAACTATCAGGAGGCCCGCCTTGCCTTCTGGGAGGATACGGTTATCCCACTGACTACGCGGGTCGCTGATGAATGGACAATCTGGCTTGGCCCTAAGTTCGGTGATCTGGAAGTAAGGCCGGAACTGGATCAAATCCCAGCCATTGCGGACAAAAAGCAGACGCTATTTGAGATCGCAGGAAAGGCAATGTTCCTGACGGTTGATGAACAGCGTGAGCTTGTTGGGTATGGTCCGCTTGATGGCGGGCAGGGCAATCAACTGCCGCAACGTGCCCCTGTGCAGCCGGAACCGGACGCCAAGACCATTGCGGCGGTGTTGGGCTACAAATGACACCGCAGGACGAGCGGGACCGTCAAAACCGCATTCTGGACGCGGCAGAACGGAAATACGCGGCGCGTTACAGGTCTGTCATGGACGGCGCGTCGCAAAGGATGATTGCGGAATACATGCGGACGGGTTCCGCGCCACAAATGCCGGATGACTTTGAACGCAGGCTTGCCGATGCGTTCTTAGCCGTCGCGGGGGACATGATGGGCGCTTTCGGCGTTCATGAAATGAAGTCGGCACCGCCACTTGAAAAAAAGAGTTGGGCCGAGTTCTTTCAGCAACTGGCGATTGAGTATCTGCAAGAGGAAGCCATCAGGCGGCGTATCGTGGGCATCACAGAAACTACGCGGCGCTTGATCATCAACCTGATCGTAATAGGGCAGGACCAAGGCGAAGGCGTTGACCAGATCGGGCGGCGGTTGACGGATGTTATGCCCGCCATGCCCC